ACTCCCCTCTGCTTGAGGAGATGATTTTTTTTATAAGAACTATCTACTGGCATTATCTGTTGTTAGGATCCAGTCCCAATTCAATAAGGTAATCAGTCCACCACTGCGGATCTCTATTCTGCTTCCATTGTGGTTCTTCCAGTCCTTGCTCAGAATACCAATTGGAGATAGATTCTTCAATAATTTCACGCGTACGAATCATCATCATCCTCTTCTTCAACGTCATCATAAACTCCTTCGAGATAGACATGATCTTTCAGTGATTCCTCCTTTACATGTTGTATTTCTTTCTTAGATTCATCGAATAGAAGAAGAAACTTCAAACATATGATAATAAGAAATAGTGGCATCAAACATAATGCGACATTCATTACAAATCATTCAACTACCACTATTTATCAGCAATTCCAACGGCGACGGGCTGCCTTACCCCTCTCACCAGTCCAACCTCTCGATCTTGCACAGAAGCTCTTTCTTCTGTTTGCTGCCTTTGAGCCAGGCTTCAACTTAGAAGGAGGAGTTGTGACTGCTGTCTTCAGTTTAGAACCAGGATTCTGACGACGATACTTCTCAACACCCTTTTGTGTCAAGCCAGCATCAAGCCAGCACCACTCTCAGTGCTTCTCTTATGACCACCCTTTTGGGTCAAACCAGACATATCACCTTTCTCTTCAATATATTCAACCTCTTCTTTCTTAGTCTTAGACTTCTTCACACAGTTTGGATACTTCTTCCCAAACATAGTCTTCATACCTTTCTGCTCATAACCAGCCCAACAGGCCTCAGGAACAAACTCCTCATGCTTATGATAATCACCAGAGGGATGCTTCTTGTAATCTTTCTTATCAGTGAAAGTTCTCACATTAGTTGGCTTTGCAGCACCACCCTTCTGCTGTTGTCCTGAATCTTGACGCGACTTGCGCGCATCGGCACTTCTAATCTTTTTCTTTCCTTCTTCCGTTTTCTTCAACCCAGCAAGTCTTCTGGAAGAATAACACTTGGGTGTTTTAGTTTCACCCTTCTCATTGGCACAAGGCGATCCATCAGATTGCACCCAACCAGGCTTACCACCCTTTGATTTGGATTTTCCAAACCAAGCGTGAAGTGAACCTTCACCAAACACCACTTTAATTTCTTCTCCAGTGTCGTGGTCCTCAACAACAACTTCATAGTTGCCATCATCGCCTTCCGTCACTGCTCCAAGAGGCTCTCCCACTTCTTCGCAAATCATATTGAAAGTATCACTGGATTCTTCACTCATCTCCATCCAGTAATCTTCAGGAACAACTTCATAGTTTTCCGTCATTGGGGGGACGATAACCATATAGTTATCATCTTGCTCCAATGATGGATAGTAGGTAAGCAATCTAGCCTTAGGATAAAACAACTCAACTGCTTGCTGCATCTCAGCCTTACTTGGCCGTTTAGCTTGAGGCCAGAAGAACTTAAACCTCTGAGTTCCACCCCTAAACATAAAAGTAACATCATAAAGTTGACCAACCTTATTGATTCTGGTCATCTCATCCAGAGGGAAATAACCAACACTTTCCACTTGCTGATTCTTCTTCACCCACTCATCAGGAATCATTCCATGCTTACGCTTGAAGTCTTTATGGAGTTCCTTTGGTGTCATATTATTTTCTTGACAAATCTGACGCATTACTTTGTCAATCTTTTGCCAAGTTGGTCTATCCATCTCTAGAAGTTCATCTTCTAGAATAGATACAGCATCCTCTACTACATATTCCACTTCTTCTTTCTTTGAAGAATTGCCCCAGTTATCTGCTCCAGCTTTACGACACTTCACCAAAGCACCAGAGGCATAAGCACTAGGCCAGACACTATAACGAGACTTCACTTTATGATAACAGGCATCCTTTGTACCACTACCCGAACCTTTCTTGTCTTTGGCCGTACCTTCATCCAACCCAAAAGACTCGAAAATACGTGCCTTATAATCATCCAAACTCTCTTCAGAATCCTCTACGTACACAGGACTGGCCATTTCCATACCACACCCAGAAGATTGATTTCCGGAGCCTCCTGGGGGGACTGGCGAGGGTTTCCCAGTGTTTCCTGAACTACCACTGCCAGTCATTGATTGAATTCTGGCACGCGTATTTGCTCTCTTCGCAATGGTGTTTGGCTCTTCTACCTTCCTTTCCTTTGGCTTGACACTTTCTCTATAGAGATTGCGAGTGGCATCAGCCAGTGAAAGATTATCCCAATGAGGTGTAATCTCTTCCTCTACAGTTTCCACCTCTCTGGAAACTTGAATATCCATTCCACTAATTCTGGATTTCAGACTGGAAAGGCCTTCGTTGATAACATTCTTTCGGATTTCGTCAGAAGGGTTATCAATGTTTCCCTTTACATCATTTAGAAAATCCGAGAACTCGTGTTGGTTACTCATGGGTTTTAGTTCTTTACTTACTATTTAGCCTACAAGGCCACTGCTGCGGCCAACTTCGGGTCCTCCGACATCACCATCAGAGAATCCTTGGGTTTCTCTACCTGGAGCCAAATCTCTCCATCGACTCAAATCCAAACCCCTCCTTTCTCTTTTCTTTTTCTCCTGACGCTCTTTCTGAGCTTTCATGTTTTGGACATCTTCCTTACCACCAGAGGGAGGTCGGTTTCCTCTTTGCCCTTCCATTCCATCATCTTTCACCTTCACCTTCTGCACATTATTTTGTGGCACAGGTTTAGTTTCAGGTCTCTTTGCTAACTTACCGGGAGAACTCTTGATTCCCTGAGACCACTTACCCAGCTGAGATTTGCGTGGGTCTGGTCTCTTCGCTAATGCATTGCTCTTCACCAGTGCACCACCCTTTCCTCCACCAGAAGATTGTGGTTGGGGTTGTGCTGGTTGGGGTTTCTTAGCAGAAGTGGCAGCCGCTGTTGCATTTGCCTTATTCTTTTCTTCGCGGCGCCGCTGCCTTTCCTGCGCAATCTCTCTTTGTTTCTGAGTTCCACCCTTCACCTTATTCATGTCATCCATTGACATGACTCTTTCCATAAGCTCTTCATAAGTAAAGGTCTTATTCTTCACCTTAGTATCAAACTCGCCAGTTTTGCCAGGATGCATCTTACCCGTCTTTACTCTGTGACCTTCACCAGGCCATGATTTGTTAGTTCCAACTAGAGCGGCATCACCTTTGGGTTTCTTCTTGACCAGAACACTATCCTGATCATATTTCTTACCCAATTTCTCAACTGCCTTCTTAAACTTCCTCTTACCCATCTTACCAGATGAAACTACATGGGACCTCTCTCCCACTTTCTTTTCATCTTCGGTACCAGGATTCTCAGTGTAACGACCAGACACCTTTGTAGCACCAGGAAGTCCGGCACCACGAATATCACGATCCAATTGTTGAGAACGTTTTCTATTCTCTTTGTTGGATTTGTCTCCTCTTTGGGCGGACATGATTGCTATACCGCCTTTCTTGTCTTTTTCTCGAATTCTATTCAAAGAACTCTCAGACATAAAGTCACTATATTTGTTCATGAATCAACCCCAATTGTAGTACTGGTTTCCATAATCATCAGTAGCCAATGTTGAAGTTGGATTTGTCACATCAACATTATCTTTATCATGCTTATCATAAGCATTCATTCCCAACAAACCACCAGCAACAATGTTGTTGTCTTTATCTCGGCGAACAAAGGCACTCGGTGTGCGAGTGGTATTGTCCGCGTTGCGCGCTTGCCAAGCCATGGTAAAAGTTGTTTTCTTTTATTTATCTTTGTTCGCTTCTTTCAACATCTTCAATAAGTCATTAGTCGATCCAGACATGTAGATGTTATTTTGCGTGTTGTGTTGTTGCACCTTCACTTCCTCCACTTCATCTAAATCTTTCATTTTCTTATGGAGATCTTGAATTTTCTCCACAACATCAGCAGCGTGCTTCGCACCATTGAAAGCTACTTCATAAGCGCGAGGATGATCACTTGTGGGACGATATCAAATGCATCGTCTAGTGATTCGAAGTTACTCATAAGCCAAAGAACGTGGAATCTTCTGAATGGATATCTTCATACTTCTCCACAACCTTATACGAATCCGTATTGGGATCGATTTCGTCTCTCGGAATTGGAGGAGTGTCGGTTGATTCGACTTCAGCAGTATACCGAAGTTCGGCGTTGCGAGCCTTGATATCTGTACGATAATCGATAGTAACCTTGCGGATATCTCTCTGTGCAGAAACAGGACCAAACAGATAGGTCTTCACTGTGAAACTCAAATCCCACATTAGTGTTCTTCTTTCTGTATAGTTACCTTCATATTCATCAGTATACTGAACACCATTCAATACCACAGCGATATCTCTTTCTTCTTCAGTCTCATCAATTACCTGAATGGATACATTGACAGAAGGATGAAAGTTGGGAAGAATTTGTTCCAGAATCTGAAGACCATCATCTTGTGTCTTTGCCAGAATTCCTAATTTGATTTGGAGGTTATAAGGAACAGGAAGATACTGACTGTACTGAACTGGTCTTCCATCTTCAGTCGACCCATCTGCGGGTACAGTCTTTACAAACTGAGTTGGTACTAATTTTCTACTCGCATCATAATCCAATCCCACAATCTCAAAAGACATTCGTGGGAGGGTGATTTGAGCACCAGCACGAGCAGGATCAGGCTCACCAGCAATAATACTCAAAAACTTTTGCGTTGGGCCATAAGAGATAGGCACCTTCAAACTTTCCAGTTTACCAGAAGATCCTTTCTTCTTAATGACAATATTATTGAAAAGCGTACCAAATGAAATGATACTCTTTCTTATAATCTGGTGATAAAAATAATCATCAAACACTTAACTCACCTCAGCATTTCATTATTATTTAGTTATACAAAACCAAATGGGTCAGTGTCTGCGGCATCCACAATCTTAATGGCGTCAAACTCACTTTGAATTTGGTCATTATCATTAGCATAAAGTTCTGCCTGAACCACAGATGTGGATGTCCAATTTGCACCTGATGTTTGTCCAACAATTCTTACATTATCGAATTTCTCAACATCCATATTGTAATTATCGTCTGGTTGTGTGGGGTCCACATTGGAGAAGTTTGCAAGTACCAACTTCCTTGTAGTGATATCCCAAGACATCACTTCAGCACTCACACTCGCAACAGGAACTGCAATGCCAGAGTAATCATCTAACATAAACTCTTGTTCCGTTCCAATCAATTCTCCATCCTCATCTGCAATATTGTCACCATCTTCCGTTCCAAGGTTGTCATAACTGTATAGAAGAACGCGTTCCGTAAGTTCGTAGGTGTCAGTGCCACCAGCATCCAATTGGAATTCCAGTTTATAGTAATTGACATCGTTCTCAATGTCATCCACATTCTCATAACCAGTGGAGAATGTTTCACCAGAGTACTCAAACTTCTCACATTGTAGTTCGAATGTGTATCCCTTTCCAAGTTGGAAGAATGGTTGATCGAAACTTACATATTTGATTTCAAAAATACTATCATCAAATGGGAAGTAGATAAGGTCTCCCTCTTTGGGTCGAGTATCTGTTTGTCCCAACAGAGGATCTAAAGGTTCTCCATTGTTTTGATTTTCGTAGAAGTTAGTTATAAAGGGTTTATAGAAAGTTTCAAATTCAGATCGAGAAATAACAAAGTTGATTTGGTCCGAAGATCTCAATCCAAATCGAGTCAACATTTCCATCCCCTGATCAAATCCATCAAAAGATTTGATATACATTGGAATTGGAAATGCGGTCTCAAATGCAGATACCGAACTTTCATGCAAAAGTTTGTCCAGATTCATCAATTTTCTGGGCATATAAAGCAAATCAATTCCGTATATTTTGATTTGTTCGCGCGTCAAATCGTCCAGCAGTTCCTGCTCACCGGTATATCCAGTAACATTACTAAAGAATGGAGAGGTGTGAGGTGTCATTATGACTTATGCTTTCTTGTATTTAGATAATATGATATAGTATAGTTATGAAATATTACACTTACATTTATTGGCGAAAAGATGGATCGCCACGATATGTCGGAAAGGGTTGTGGTGATAGGTATAAATCCAATCTTCACAATGTAGAAGTACCTCCTATCAATCTAATCACATTTGTAGAAAAGGATACTACAAGTGAGTGGGCGGCATTTTTAGAAATGGAATTGATTGATAAATGGGGCAGATTGGATGACGGCACAGGTATACTAGAAAACCTCACAGATGGTGGTGAGGGTGCGACTGGAAGGATCGTGAGGGGAGACACAAAGGATAAGTTGAGAGTGTCAAATATCAAATCACAGGGAAGAAAGGTAATATGCCTAGAAAGTGGTGAAGTGTGGAATAGCGCCAAAGATTGTAAGAGAAAACTAGGTATGGCGGCAAACTATATCTATCTTCTTTGTAATAAAAAGAAAGAAAGTTGGAGAGGATTGAGATTTAGATGGTTAGATGAAGTGGAAAATCCACCTGAAAATGTATGCGAAACCAAATCTCTTATTGACAAATCTCCACAAAAAATAATATGTGTAGAAACGGGTCAAATTTGGGATAGTGTCACTGAATGTCAAAAAGATTTAGGTGGGAATATTGCGAGAGTGGCAAATCTAAACATCCCACGACACAAATCATACAAGGGACTACATTTTAGATATATTTGTGTGATATAATTACCCAATTGCATCAAGTGGTGGATCAGCGCAATCGAGAGCAAACCTATCACGCATTCCTTGGAGTGCTTGTTGTGCTTCTTGCTTGATAGTATCACCATTCAAAGTGATACCACCAGGCAATTGTACATTCTGATACTTTGTTAAGTTTTGTCCCCATTGATACTTCACCAAATTCACCCAATATTCTCTCAACCAAAAATGACCATAGAATTGAGTAAACTCTTCTGGACTAGGGAAGGTATCACATTCAATCAACAAATAATCACCAACTCTCAACCCATTGAAATTATCACTATCAATCCAAAGGCGATTGGTGAGATTGTTATGTTTGAATGAAATGGGAGGGAAGAACATCCATTCCAATGTTGCAAGATACTGTTGCATCGTATAATACGATGTTAGATCGTATTGCATTCCTCCACAATTTCCACCTGATGTAAGGAAAGGTGCATACATCGCAACTCCAGGAACAGCACCGGCGAGACCAATCATTCCACCAGTACCACCAAACCCCCTAGTCTTCATAATGCGAGTAACACCAATCACATTCTCTGGCATCACTAGATAATTATTTTGAACCTCAAAGGTTTGTTTACCATAAATTGGGGAAGAAGTTTTGATAGTGGATACTTCAAACGTAGCGGCAGTTCCGTTGTCTGCATCATACCCATCGACAGTGAAGGTATCACCGACTTGGTAATCCTTACCGACTTGATTGACAGTGACACTTACCAAACCCTGTTGAGTGGTTCTTGCTGATCCCAAATCAACAGTTAGTCCAGTGCCAGAACCAGAAGTAGTCGTGGTTGAAACATTAACCTGAGTACCGTCTTCACCACTTTGTCTGGGATATCCACTACCAGCAGCAGTCAATGTAACAGTATCTACCATCCCATCATCATAAATGAGTTGCGTATCATCTTGAGTAACAACTTGCAAGTCTTTGGTTTTCCACCAATCTAGAAATGGTTGCTCAATCTTTACACCGAGGTAGTTTCTTTCGCTGCCATTATAATGTTGCTTCCCAAAGTAATAAGCAAATCCATCATTGATGGCAATGTCAATTTGCTCATCCGACACATTAATTTGAAGTACGGGAGCACCAAGACGTATCTTGATGTATTCTCTCAATTCTTCAAGATTTCTTGGATTTACAATCGACATGAGATTACCCTTTTTGTTATTTAGTCTTCCTTATTCCAAAAGAGGCAGCAGAAGCAGTGAAGGTAGTCGCCAGAAATGTTCTGTCGATACCTTCATGCCCCAGATAGGAAGCGGTTAGAAATACCAAAGACCACACAAAAACAACAATCTTAACTACAAGAAACCACTTCTCATGACTATCAAGGATACCGTTATCGTTGACATCCTTATGGTTACTCATTTATCAGCTCTTCAGAACGTAAGCGGAATCGGTGGTGTTGTAGAACAACTCACCAGTTGTCAATCCACCCACACCAGCTGCGGTGTCATCAGCGTACTCATCAATACCCAATGCCGTCCTCAAAAGTGTTGCTGTCAACTCTGCCTGAACGAAGGCGGTGGTGGCAACTTGAGTGGTATTGGTTCCTTGTGATGCTGTTGGTGCGGTTGGAGTTCCAGTGAGAGCTGGTGATGCCAGATCGGCCTTATCTTCAAGTTCAGTTTCCAGATCTTGAAGAGCACCTTTGATGGTTTCGTTATCAGCAATAACGGTTCCTGTAAAGGTTCCCAAATCATCAGATGCAGCTGCCACACCAGACAAAGTGATGAGATGATCTACATCAAAGTCGGCTGCAACTGGTAATTCCTGTTGTACAAACGCGGTGGTGGCAATCTGACTGTCGTTGGCTGCGGCTGCTGCTGTAGGTGCGGTGGGGGTTCCAGTGAGAGCTGGAGATGCAGCGGAGACTTTATTTTCAACCTCAGTTTCGAGATCTTGCAGGGCTCCCTTAATAGTTTCGTTATCAGCGATTGTCGATCCAGTGAATGTTCCGAGATCATCGGAAGCAGCAGCCACACCACTAAGAGTGATGAGATGATCAACATCAAAATCTGCCGCAACAGGAAGTTCTTGTTGTACAAAGGCTGTAGTAGCAATTTGAGTAGTGTTAGTAGAAGCCGCCGCAGTTGGTGCAGTGGGAGTTCCAGTCAGAGCTGGTGATGCTGCAGATACCTTACCATCAATCTGAGTTTGAATAGCAGAGGTTACGCCATCAACATAATTCAGTTCTGTTGTCGTTGCCGTTACGCCATCTAGAATGTTCAGTTCTAGGGTCGTAACAGTAGCACCATCAAGAATTCCAATCTCAGTGGAAGTTAATGTGGAAAGAGCAGTCGCACCTCCAGTCTGCATTGAACTTAATATAGTCAAGTCAGCAGCAGATGCCTGCTTATTATCAACTGCAGTTTCCAACTCCTGAAGTGCAGTCCTGATGGTGGAGTTGTCTGTGATTGTGGATCCTGTAAAGGTTCCCAAATCATCAGATGCAGCTGCCACACCACTCAAAGTGATGAGGTGATCGACGTCAAAGTCGGCAGCCACTGGAAGTTCTTGCTGAACGAAAGCGGTGGTTGCAATCTGTGTGGTGTTAGTCGATGCTGCGGCGGTTGGAGCTGTTGGGGTGCCAGTCAAAGCGGCACTCGCAAAGCTCAAAGTTGTATCAGTATCATCAGCTGGTTGCCACTCAGCGTCAGCAGCATTCCACTTCAGAACTTGACCAGCGGTTGGAGGTGTGGTGGTTGTATCCACATCACCCAAATCATCAATTGTGTTGGTGCCTGCAACCATTGCCGCCTGAACAAAGGCAGTAGTGGCCAATTGAGTAGAACTAGTACCAGCAGTTGCGGTAGGACCAGCAGGAACTCCTGTGAAAGTAGGAGAAGCCAGAGGTGCTTTTGCGTCAAGAGCAGTTTGGGTTGCTGTTGAAATTGGCTTGTTGGCGTCAGAAGTATTATCTACATTCCCTAAACTCAAATCAGCTGCTGTAATTCCTGAAATCTCAGTATCGACATAAGTTTTAGTTGTCGCGTGAGATCCAGAAGTTGGAGCGGATGCGAGAGTAACATTACCATTGAAAGTGGCATCTCCAGTAGCAGGAGATAAAATGATTTGTGCTGTACCTCCAACATCTCTCAATCTGAAGGTGTATCCACCAACACTAGTATTACTGAGAACTTCAGATCCAGAAACCAAAAGTGCTCTGGTGGTGGGTTCATCATCTCCAGGA